CGCAGGCGTCGATGCGCCACGTCGTCGGGGTCGTCGGTGTCCCTGGCGTCGGCGATCCGCAGGCACTCGCTCGCCAGCCGGTCGGCGGCATCGCGGCGCGCATCGGCCAACGCGGCGGCGAACGCGGGGTCGGCCTTTCTCCGCCCCTTCACCGCCCCCTCCGTCGGCATCCCCGGACGTAACGCTATTTCGGCAAGGGACTTGCCTTCCGCCACAAGCGCAACAACCGCCGCCGCAAGATCGGGAGACCATGCACTATGTTGCAGTTCGCCGGGCATAGCCGGCGATATAGTGCAGGATTCGTCGCGACGATGCGCCCCACGATACGGGCGGGGCGGGGCGGGCCGCTATTCGTCGGCGGCTTCCCACGCGGCTTGCGACACCTCGCGCCACACTGCGGCGATTGCGTCGCGGCGGGTCCGGTAGCCACCCGACCACACAAGGCCGATAGGGCAATCGTCAGGCGTGTAGTGCCAGTCGCCTTCGTGCCCCGCCGCGACGCCGTGGCGGCTAGGCATCCTCGCCTCGCGAGCGTGATACACGCGCCAGCCTTGCGGGGGCTTCACTGCGCGCCCCCGATGCGGCCCCAGTGAGCCACGGTATCGGCGTCGGGCGTCCACGGCGTGCCGACTTCCGCATGGCGTCCGTTGCTGTTCACCTTGCGGGCGAGGATGCCGGAACGTGCCCGACGCAACTGCAAAAGGCACACGCCACCATGCGCCCGCCGGTCTTCGTCGCGGGACACGGGGCCGGAGTAGCCGACGATCGCCACGGTACGCCAACGGTGGCCGATGCGGGGCGGGATCATGCGTGCCCCCGTGCGAACCGCAGGGCCGCGTACACAATGCCGGCGTCTAGCATCGCGTCCCCCGTCGGTTCGTCATCCGTGCGGGCAAGGTAGCGGCGGTCCGTGGCGGGGGCGAGGGCGAGCAACAGCAGGGCGTGGCATTCCCAGCACGCCGGCACGGCGACGGTTCCGCCGGGTCCGTAGCGTCTTTCATCGTACAGGTGCGCGACGGTTCGCGCATCGTGCTCGCAACGCCCTCCAAGGATGGCGGATGCGGCGCACGGGACGGGGGAAACGCCAAGCAAGGCGTGACGATCGGTCGAACGGTCTAGCATCGGTCTACTCCCGCGCCCTAGGTGAACCGCCCCCGCCGTGGGCGCAACCGGCGGGGCGGGGGGAAACTTAACCTACAGGTTGCCGGGTTGCAAGGGGGCGAAGTTTGGCGCGCCGCTACCGTGCGCCACGATCGCGACGTGGGGCTTCCTCGCCGACGCGCCGTCGCAAATCCGGCACGCGGCGCAGGTCGTCCCACGCGTCACCGCCGGGCAGGGGACCACGCGGCGCGCCCCTTCCTCGCCCGGCAGGAATCGCGGCATGGCGTCATCCGTCGGCACCACAAGAAAGGCGCGCCAACCCTGCGCCGCCGCTTCCGCCGCTTCGCCGATTGAATCGCACGATGCCATGGCAAGATGCCGCAGGTCGGGCCGCGTGCGCCACTGGTGCGTGTAGCCGGTCCGGGGGACCGCAGCGGCGGCGGACCATACGCTAGCGGGAACCGCCCCCGGATCCCCGTAGGCTCCAAGCCGCAGGGGGACCGGATGCCACGCCACTACTTGCGCCAGCGTGGCCACCGGATAGCGGCCCCGCCGCCATGCGCGGAAGACGGACAGGGGAGCCTGCCCGACGTTAACGTAGCACGATCGACCGCGCCCTTCCGCCGGATCGCCCCGGTGGATGCACGCGCCGCATATCGCGGCATCGTCGCCGGACCGGACCGCCGCGACGGGGTCCATATCCTGGCGCAGGATCCAGCTTTGCAGCATCGCGCCCGTCTTGCGGTTGAGCGACCGCAACGTCACGATGACAACGACGGGCGCACCGTCGATCACGCTGGCACCGCGCCAAACTTCGTAGCCGGTAGGATTAGCCATGGTTCCCCCCTTGCCGCAGAACGGCCACGGGATCCGCCCCGGTAGCGGCGACGATCGCGGCAACGCTCGACACTAGCGGGCAATCGGTCGCCGTTTCGATGCGGGACACCGCTTGCCGGCTCAAGCCGGCGGCATCGGCAACGTCGGCTTGCGACAAACCGGCGGCAAGCCGGGCGTCGCGGAGCGTCGCGCCCAGGGCCGCCAAGCTGTAGGCGTAGGCTTTCATGCTTCGCCCCCCCCGTATCCAAGGGCGTTGCTCCACCGATCGGCCCCGGCGTTGCTTCCACGGGCGAGGATCGCCAGGATGTTCGCGACATCTTCGGCAAGGGAGTATTCGGCGTCGGTCGTTTCCGCCCGCGCCGAGAAAAGGCCGCCCAGGTTGAGATTGCGCCCGAACGCGAACTGAAGTTGCCGCCACAAGGCGCGGGCGAGGGGCGAGCCGTCGCGGGGGATGCTGCGGCGCAGCGTCCAATCCCTAGTCGAGCACGTCGCGAGCGCGGCGGGAAGACCATGCGCCGACAAGTTGCCGCCTACTTGCGCCGCCGCCATTACGGCGGCTTCGAGCACGGGCGCGCCGCGCATCATGCCGTCGGCCACGGCAAGGGCGAAGGGCCGCCACCATGCACGAGCGTGCAACCCTGGGGAATCTGGAACCGGCGCGGGCGCGCCCGTAGTGTTTTCGTCGTGATGCATCGGATCGGAACTCCTGCCGCCCCCCTACGGGGCGGGGCCGCGCGGCTAGCGGGCGGCGAGCGTGACGATAGGAAGTCGCCCCCGGGTTGTCAACCCCGGGGGCGTTTTTTTTCAGGCGTTGACCACGGCGACCGAATCGAGTGGCGCGACGAACTCGCTACCGTCGGCACGCGTCACCGTCACCGCACCGTCCCACGCGTCGCGGTTCCAGTCCCGCCATTCGCCCAGTTCGTAAAGGTTGACATTCCAGGCGACGGTGACGCGGCGGGCGCGGCCCCGCACGAAAGTCCGGGCCGACTCTTTTGCGGCGGCGGCGGCGGCGGCTTCCCGAGTCGCCCCGTAAGCCCATACCGTAGCCGCGCCGACGAACACCAAACCGGCCCACGGTCGGGCCGTGGCCTTTTTCTTGCGTTGCATCGTAACTCCCTTGTGAAAGAAACTGTCCAGGGCGCATCCCCGGTCAGATGCCCCCATTATAACACGGAACCCGTAGATTGCAACGGGAATAATTCCCGATCCTGTACCGGGTTTGTAACAAACGGCGTTAGGGTTTTATTTGTTAGCCTTCCGTTCGTTCGGGTTCCGTTCGTTCGCCTTGTGTTCGTTCGCCATCCGTTGGCGCGGCAGAACGCCCAGGCTCGCCCGCTCCAGGTTCGACCGGCGGCCCTCGAAACCCGATCAGCCGCGCCGGCTTTGCCGACAAGGGGAGTGCGGCACCTGTTCAGCCGTCGAACGTGTGCAGCTTAGGGGAGTGCGGCGATTCTTTCGGCCAAGTCGGGCCGGTGGATGACGGGCGGCTTGGGCTTGCCTCTGCGCTTCTTGCCCTTGTTCGGGTAGGGGTTGTCGGTATCGACCCATCGCCACTCGACGGCGAGCGTATTGCGCCGCGCCATGGACAGGATCGACTTGACGGTGTTGGGGTTTAGCTCAAACTGCGCCGCCAGCCTGCGCCAACCCAGCCCCCAGTTCTCGTTGAGGTCGCGGAGCTTCTGCACCAGCGAGTCGGTGATCTTAGCTCGGTGGTGATGCTGGCCGCACTTGTTGCCCAAGCGGCTGACCTTGATCCGCACAATCGCCATGGTGACCTCCCTGCGTGAAGCAGCCGGAGCACACCTGTAGGCGATCGCCGTTCCAGCGGCGGGCGGTCAAGCCCATGCCGCCCATTCTGCGCCCGCAGGCTTCACAGCAATCGTCAGTCGTGCTCACGGTGCCGGCAAGTGTGCGCCGACACCGCGAGCGTGTCAATCACTGAGCGTCGAGGAAGTCCTCGGGGCGCGGGGCGTTGGGGTGGTCTTCCATCGGGGGAGCCGAGGGCGGCGTCGCCTCTTCGATGCCGATGCCGATCTTGGCCTTCAGGGCCGCCATCGGATTGACCGGAGCCTGATCGACCGGCTTGGGCTTGAGGTCGTAGGTCTCGTTGTCCGCCTCGACCACGGAGTCTAGGTCCGCCGAGGAAGGCAACCGCTTCATCAGGCGGCGCAGGACGGTCTTCTTGGCCATCTCCTCGTACCAGCTAGCCCACGGGCCGGCGTCCTTGGCGCGGCTGACGTTGCGGACCTTCTCGATCTCGTCCAGGCTCATCACCTCGCGGTAGATGCCGCCGTCCTTCGTCTTCGCCACGGCGTAGGCGGCGATCACGCGACCACGGTCGCCGTCGAGGCGCGGCTTGTGGACGATGCGCTCCTCGTCCCCGAGTTCGTAGTCGAAGGTGTCGTGCTCGTGGACGGTGTGCGCCGAGATCGACTTCAGTTCGCCCGAGTTGCGGAGCTTCTTGAGAAGCCCGCCGATCATGGGCATATACTGCACCTGGGGGCCGTTCTTGGTGCGGAAAACGACCGGGGCAGCCTCGCGCCCGTCGAGCAGCAACCCGTCCTGGGCCGCCTTCATGGCGGTGGCGAACAGGCTGCGCCGGTCGCACTCCAGAAGCTGGGGGTTCATCTGGACGGTCGTGATGACCGTGCGAACGAACTTGCCCACCGGAATCTGCGGCGGCAGCGCGACGGCGAACTCGCGCTCCATGGTTTGAAGGGTCTGACGGAAGCCCTCGATGGGCGTGATAGCGCGGGTCTGTGCCGGCGCGGGAACGTTGCTTTCGGTCATGGTCACTTCTTCTTGGTGAGGCGGAAGGCTCGGTAGCCCGAGCGAGCGTTGATCGTCTGCCCGACCATCTCGGGCGTGATGATCTTGCCTGCGCTGCCGGCGACGACGCCGCAGGAGATGGTGGCGAAGCGGGAGCGGATCTTGCTGGCGGTGCCGGCGTCGTACAGGATCGCGGCCTTGCCGGCCTCGACTTGCGACTCCCAATGCGCCGCCTGCTCTTGCGCGTGCAGCAGCGTGGCGATCTTGGCTTCCAGCTTCTCGTCGGCGTCGAGCACCTTGCCGTCATCGACGTTCATCAGAAGGCGGCGCACTTCGTCGGCGTCGCGCTCAAAGTCTGGCTTCGGCGGAGCGTCATCTTCGATGCTGCGCCAGAAGCCGGCCACTTGGCTTTGGATCGCGTCATGGACTTGCTTGTCGGCCTCGCGGTGCAGGATGTGCGCGCTGTTGCCGCCGGCAAGCACGACGATGCAGCCCCAGGTGAGGCCAGAGACGAGGAGCTGCGCCTGAAGCTGCAACTCAACACACATCGGGGCGATAAGCGACTCGCCCTCGCCGTGCCACTGGTCGAGGAAGATGTGCTTGTCCACGTTCTTGACCTCGATGAGGCCAAGCTGACCATCGCGCTCCGCTTGGAAGTCGAACGACGCGCCTAGGCGAAGCCCTGGCAGCCTCTCGTAGACTTTGCGCGGGCTGGCCTTCCAGCCTTGGTCCTCTGCGACGCCGAGGGCGATGGCCGACTCCAAGCGACGGCCCCACTTCATGCGCTCGTTGTCGGTCTTGGTTGCGACCTCGCCCGCCTTCTTGCGGTGCCAAAGCTCGTAGACGGTGGTGTACGGGGAAGCGTCGAACAGGGCGGCGACCTCGGTCGAGGTCACATCGTGCGCTCGCGCCTTGAGCCACGCCTGTTCGTCGGTGACGGGTGTGCTTTCACGCATCTTGGTTCTCCTTGTCGTCCTTGGTGATGAGGTCAGCGACCCACGAGAGGTCATCCATTCTTCTTCCACTTCTCGTGGGCGAAGATGGACTGGTAGCCATGGCCGTGGACCTCCGCATACCTCTGGATGGCATCCATGAGGCCAATGTGGGAATGCAGGATCTGGCCCGCAAAAAACGCATCATCCGCGTTCAAGTTGCCGCGTAGGCCCAGAACCTGCCGCAGCGCGCACAGGCTCGGCCACAGCTTCAGCAGCAACTCGCACAAGTCGCCATTGGTCTGCAAAAGTTCGACCAAGAGAGCGGTCGAAAGCTCGTTGTTTTGCATCTCGCTCATGCCCTTGCATGAATACGCAGGAGGGCCTTCGGCAGCAAGTGGAAACCGAAAGAAATCTTGCTACTCTACGCAGGCATGAAGCAACCTACGCTGGAACAACTGCTTGAGCGCGTCGATGGCACCTGGGACGAAGTGGCCGAGGAACTCGGCGTCTCGACGCGCACGCTCTACAACCTTCGGCTTGGCAAGGTGAAGCCGCATCGGGCTACCCTGCTGGCAATCGCGCACTACCTAGAAGTGACTCCTGCTGCCGTCCAGAAGGCGATCGCAGCAGGAGGCTAGGCTTGTAGCTCTTGGATGTGGACATCGACGCCGGTCGGGCGGCCCACGGGGGCATACCACTTCGACGCCATGAGAACGGTCACCTGATCGTCGTCCTCCCACCACTCGTGCAAGGCGTCGAGGACCGCCTTCGCCAAGTTGTCGATGTCCGGCTTGCTGGTGTGCGGGCGGGCCTTCTCGCCTGCGTACTTGCGAGCCTGCAACGCACGAGGGCGAGGCATCCAGAACACCAGCCGCACCAGTAGCGGACCCGTCAGCAAGGCCGATGGCTTGGCGGTCAGCGACGCCGAGGCGACTGCCGCCTTCCAGGCATCAGCAACGCTCGGCGTGTAGATCCTAACGAACTTGCCGCGACGAGTTGCCTTGACGCGAGGCTGGCCTTTCGGCTCGCCTTCCGCGAAGAAGTGGTAGCTCACTTACATGCCCGCTGGATCGCGGCAAGGCACTCCTGCGCGTCGATCCGCACCTGAGCAAGAGCCTTGCGGTACTGCGTCGCGTGCAGGAACACTCTCCGACCTCTCACTTCGACCCACACCGTGGCGTACAAAGCGGCCCGATTGGGCGTCTCCCGCATGTCGTAACCGTAGATCATGGCTTGCCTTTCAGTTCTGCGATCTGCTTCTTGATGTCGTCGCGCTCCCACCACGTTGCAGCGCGGTGAAGCTGGTCGTACAGGCTCAACACAGCGTCAACGTGACCAGCGTTAGACGCTAGCTCCTCCTCGTTGCGGCGGCGGATCTTGGCTTCGCACTCCGTCGAACAGAACCGCCACTTCTTGCCGTGCGTGACCACGTTGCCGCAACCCTGGCACTTGCGCTCCTTGGCTGCTGCTCGCTTGAGCGACGCCAGCTTCCGCATGTTGCGGCACAGCCGGCAGAATCGCTTGGATGAGTTGCTGTCGAAGCCGATGGCGTTGGGCACCGTCAGATCGTGCCCGCGCTGGCAATGCGTCTTGCCCCGAAATCCTGCTCCGCTCACGGCCTCTGCCTCCCGATGTCGATCACGGTGAAGGATGCCAACTGCTGGCCAACGTAGTCCGCCAACTGCGTCGGCATGGCCATGATCGTCAGCCCCGCCACGCCGTCCTTGGTCGCGGCCTCGATGTCGATGCGACCGATGTTGCTGCGCTCGGCTGCGTGCAGGGCGCGGAACAGGGCTTGCACAAGACTGTCGTCTGCGGTGCTCATAATCCTGCCTTTTTGCGGTTCCATTCTTGTTGCAGTTCGCAGCCGCTTCGCATGTTGCACAGACAGTTCTTGCACTCTTCGTTCGGGTACGAGTTCTTGTCCAGCAACTTGTAGTGGGCTGCGCGCAAGCGGCGGTGCTCTTCACGCAGAGCGTCGAGCTTGGTTTGCAGACTGTGCTCCCGATTACTCGGGGTCGCGGCGATTTGAAGATCGGCTTGCAGGTTGCGGACCAGTTGCCGCAATCGTTCGGCGTCCATCGTTTCGATGTCTTCGGACAAACGGTGCTCCTCGCACCGAGCGTTGCCGGCTTCGTCTCGGTGCGTCGCCGCCGCATCACAGCATACGCACGGCCACATCGGCCAGATTGGATTTCTCACTTCTTCCCCCTCGCCCTCTTGGGCTTGATCGGCTCGACGGCGACGGTGACGCGCTGAATCACTTCCGCGTCCTCCAATGGGAGCCACCGGCTATCGGGAAGCCATTCCTTTGCGCTGCGTCGCGTCAGGAACAAGAGCGGTTCTGTTTCCGTTGACTGCAAGTTGCCGCGCTTTGAGAACAGGCCCCACGCCTTGAACGTCTGCTTCTTCACTTCTCCCCCCTCGCCCGCTTGGGCTTCTTGCGCTTCGGTTTCGCCTGCTCCTGCTCCACGACAATCGTGGACTGGGAGATGTAATCACCTAGCACCACCAAGGAATGCCTGAACCTTCCAAGAGCAGGACACGAGTCGTTGCTGTCGTGCCGGTCACCAATCTTGTGGTGCAAGTGCTCGCACCTAATCCACGAAAACATGACGGCGAGTTCCTCAAGCGCAGAGATCGCCTTTGTGCGCGTAGTCACGGCGTCTCCTTCGCCGCGAGCGCGCGACCGAGGACGAAGAACGCCTTGCCAGCACTCTCAAAAGTTCCTCGGGTCGTCTCCAGCACATACTCCCTCGCCGCCGCCTCGATGGCGCGGAGCCGCCTGATCTCGGCGATCAGCGCGGGGGCGGAAAGGAACAGTTCGCTTTTGTACGCCTTGTGAAGCTCGATAAAGCCGCGATCGGCCTTTTCTCGCAACGCTTCCAGCTTGTCGATGTCGATGTCGGTCATGGTCAGGTCCCCTTCGCCGCGAGCGCGGCGCGCAGGTCGCAGATTCTTGCGTTGTTCCGCAGATCGTGCAGAAAGCCGGTGTCCCACAGTGCGCGGTCGATTTGCCGCATGGCGTCCCTCGCCGCCGCCTCGATGGCGCGCAGCCGCTGGTTCTCGGCACGCAGCCGATCCACTTCGTCGATCGACCGTTTCCACGAGGCGATCATGGCCGACACCATGGCGTCGGCTTGGTCCTCGCTCAGCTTGTCGATGTCGGTCACGTCGTCTCCTTCGCCGCGCTCGCGGCGAGTTCGGCGTCGATGGCGTCGCACAGCGCGGTGGCGAGGCGGACCCAGCAGGCTTGGCGGGCGGCGGCGGCGGCGGCGGCGCGGGCGGCGGCGGAGGCGACGGCCCAGCCGACGGCGGCGGCGTTGGCGGCGGCGGCGGCGGCGGCATCGGCGGCGGCGGCGTCGGCGTCGGCGGCGTCGGCGGCGGCGGCGTCGGCGGCGGCGTAGTCGGTGGCGCGGGCGGCCCAGTAGACGGCGGCGGCGGCGGCGGCGCTATCGGCACTCAGCCGTGCGTCCGCGACGCACGCCGCGCAAAACGACGCACGCACGCGATCCCACGCGGCATCGTCCAGGCGATGCCACCGCGCCATTTGCTTGCCGAAGCGGCCAGCCCACGCGAGAGCATCGGCCTTGGACTGCCCGTCGAACATGGGGACCGTCAGTGCCGCCAGCCACGAGGGCATGACGGTTGACAGGCACTTGCGGCTGTCGTCGATGCCCGGAGCAATCGCCCCGAGAATGCAAGCCAGTTCGCGGCCGTGTTCATCTTCGAGATGCCACGCTTCCTGCACCAAACGGCCCTCGTGCAGATGCGCCAGGATGCGCTGGCTCGCTTGAACGTTGTCGATGTCGGTCATGGTCAGGTCTCTCTGAACGGCAGGCAGTTGCTGCTTGGTGATTCCCCAAGCACTTGCAGCATGGATTCCTTCTTGGCGATCAACCAGTCGAGCGGATAGATCGCAATCATGTGCGAACCACTCCCGCTCGACTTGGCAAGAAGGCGCACAGGGGTCAGTTGGAACTGCGGGAACTCCTCGGCAAACCAGTCGCGAACGCGCGATCCGATGACCGTGCGCTTGCCATGGTCCAGCCTGTCCCAATCAATACCACACACTTCGGACACAGCGGCTCGCACCGGAAGCCACTTTGGCAACATGAGCGCAGCGATGCGCAAGCTGTCCGCGATCATGTTGTAAACCTCGACGGCTTTACGCATGCGGAGAGCTTCGTCTTGCTTGCTTTCGGTCACTTCAATGCCTCCTTCGCGCGACGGTACGCGCTGCAACCGGGGCACGAACACGAGGCATGGCCGAGCGGCATGTTCGGGACGTGCTGCGCCTGCTTGGCCGGCGACGCCTTGCCTCCGGCCTGCGCCCAGTCGGCCTTGAAGCTCTGCCAGCCGCGCTCGACGCAGGTGCGAAGCGCCTGCTCCAGCGACATGCCGGCGGCGGCGGCCTCGCGGCGGATGCCGTCGATCACGGTCTCGGTGACCGGCGCGCGGCGCTGCTTGCGCAAGGTCAGGTAGTCGGTCCACACCACATCAGGCACGTCCTCGGGACGTGCAGCCGCGCGCGAGCGCGTGCTCTTCTTCTTCTCTGCCTCTGCCTCTGCCTCTGCCTCTGCTTGCGCAACGGTAGACGTTGCAGCCGTAACGGATGGCGTGGCGGCACGCTGCTCCTTCAGGCGGTTGCGGTAGCGCTGCATGCGCTCTGCCGCAGTGTGGTCCCGGTCGCGGTACTTCATGAAGTTCAGAATCGCCCAGCCACCGTCGACGCGCGCGATCCTGCGGCCGTCGAACGACGCCGTGCGCGACTCAGCGTCGGGTCCGGCGAGCGCTCGCAGCGCCTCCATGCCTTCGTCCAGGCCGACGCCGGCCCGCCGAAGGACGCCAGAAGCGCTTGCAGCCACGAACCCGTACCACCCGGCCGGCACTACCCACCCCGCCGAGATCGTCGAATCCAGGGCCAGCACAGGCTCGTCCTGAGGCAGGTGGCGCGGCGTCGCCATCAGCAGCATCGCCAGGAAGACGCGCGTCGCGCCGGGGTCGCTCCACAGGCTGGAGTCGAGGATTCCGCAGTCGAGTTTCACGAACGGCATAACGCCCCCGTAGCGTCACGTCCGTTCGCCGTCAACTCATTTCGGGCGGATCAGGATTCCGACGAACCCCTGTCGATCGGGGTCGAGGTCCATCTCCTGCGACGTGCTCACGAACAGCGAGTCGTCGATGCACAGCGCGTCGGCGATTCCGTCGTAGGCCGCCTTCATGCGGGCCTGCATGTTGTCGACGTCCTGCCGGCGGCGCGACGGCGCGTAGAAGGTCGTCGTGACGCGCATCGGGCGCGAGACCCAGGACGGCGGCGTGGGGTAGTGCTTTCGCACGATGCACGCGGCGAGGAAGCGGTACTGCCGGACGTGCTTCCATCTGGTCGACCAGTGGACGCGCGAGTTCGGCGACATGGTGCTCGACGGCCACGGCAGGCAGATTTCGATGATCTCCATCGCCGGATCGTAGCACGGCGAAAAAAACTTTCGCCGCCTACTTGCACCGGTCGATGCCTGTCGCTACCTTCGCCACGGCATGAACACCCAAGACAACGTTCCGTCCCTCTTCGCAACGATCGCCAACCTGTACTTCACGCTCAACGCGCCGGCACTGGTCGAACCGCCGGCCTCGGCCGAGTCCCCGTGGGAGCGGGGGTACCAGTTCGGCAATCGCGGTGCGCGCCTGCGCGCCGCGCAGTCCGCTCTGTTGGACCTCCTGGTCACACTGGACCCCAACTGGAAGGCCACCTGGGACGAGGCCAGGGAGCAGTGCGCAGCAGCCGCTGCGCGCGCAGCGCGCGCGGCCGACGTTGCCGCCGAGGAGGTGACCAAGTGACGTTCCGCCAAGTCGTACCCGTACAAGCCGGCAGCGCCGAATGGCGCAGCATCAGGGCCGGCGACGTTACCTCGACGGAAGTGGCGGCGCTGTACGACGCCTCGCCGTACCTCACACCGTTCGAGTTGTGGCACAGAAAGTCCCGGCGCGAGGCCGGCGAGTTCCAAGCGTCGACCCGCATGAAGTGGGGCACGCGGCTGGAGCCGGTCATCGCCCACGCCGCCGCTGAGGAGCACGGCTGGTCCGACGTCGAGCCGTACAAGAACTACATCCGGCTGCCAGTCCACCGAGCGGGGTCGTCGTTCGACTTCGTCGCGCGTGTCGACGGACACGACAGCCTGATCGAATGCAAGAACGTCGGCCTCGACCGAGTGCGCCACGGCTGGGTCTTCGACGGTGACGAACTGCGTGAGGCACCTCTGCACATCGAGTTGCAGGTGCAGCACCAGCTGGTAGTCTCTGGCATCCAGACCGCGCACATCGCGGTGCTCGTCGGCGGCAACAGCCTGCACGTTCTGCGGCGTGAACGCGACGCCGGCATCGCGGCCGACATCCTGCGCCGCGTCGACGAGTTCTGGGTATCGGTCGACGCCGGCAAGTCGCCGGCAGCCACGACCGAGGACGCCGACTTCGTCATCCGCTCGTTGCGCGCGCAAGCCGGCGACCACAGCGTGACGTGCGACGCTCTGGAAGTGGTCGAAGACCTGCGCGAGTACTCGGTGCTCGGCGAGCAACTCAAGACCCTGGAGGCGCAGCGCGACGCCGCCAAGGCTCGCGTGCTGCTCGCGGTCGGCGACGCCGGCAGCGTCGTCACACCCATCGGCAAAGTGTCCTGCGGCATGACCAAGGACAACCCCGGCAAACTCGTCACCGCCGACATGGTCGGCACCTACGTCGGCGCGCGCGCCGGCTTCCGCCAGTTCCGCTTCACCCCCAACAAGGCCAAGTGATTCCCATGACCGACACCACGCAAGCCCTCGCTCCGATCGAGCAGGCACGCCTGACGCTGCAACGCATGCAGCCTGAGTTCGCTGCGGCGCTTCCGCCGCAGATCCCCGTCGAGCGGTTCATCCGCACGACCATGACCGCGATCAGCATGCAGCCCGATCTGCTGCAAGCCGACCGCCGCAGCCTGCTGGCCTCGACGATGAAGGCAGCGCAAGACGGCTTGCTTCCAGACGGCCGCGAGGCCGCCCTGGTCATCTTCAGGGGCAAGGCCGGGCCGGCTGTTCAGTACATGCCCATGATCGGGGGCATCCTGAAGAAGCTGCGCAACAGCGGAGAACTCGCTTCCATCGCAGCGCACGTCGTCTACGAGCAGGACCGCTTCGTCTACACGCTCGGCGACAACGAGTCGATCCTGCACGAGCCGCTGCTCGACGGCGACCGTGGCAAGCCGAAGGCGGTCTACGCCATCGCACGCCTGCGTGACGGCAGCGTGCTGCGAGAGGTGATGACGATCACCGACGTCGAGAAGGTTCGGTCCGTGTCGCGAGCGCGCGACAGCGGGCCGTGGGTCCAGTGGTGGGACGAGATGGCTCGCAAGACCGTCCTGCGGCGGCTGGCGAAGCGCCTGCCGTCGAGCAGCGACGACGTGAACCGCGTGCTCGACAACGACGACGAGACGTTCGACTTCTCGCAGAAGCCGGCCCAGCCGGCCCCGGCGTCGCCGTTGGCGGCTCTTCGGGCCAGCATCGCCGTGGAGCAGCCCGCCGAGCCGATCGCCGAACAGGCAGCCGCTCAGGAAGGCGAGGAGGCGCAGCCGTGACCGTCAACCTCGACAACCTCCTGACCCCCGACGACCTCGCCAAGCGCTGGGGCTTGAAGCCCTACACGATCAAGGCGATGCGGCGGCGGGGTGAAGGGCCGCCGGCCGTCCGGTTCTCCGAGCGGCTCATCCGCTACCGCGAGGCCGACGTCATCGCCTACGAGCGCGACGTGCTCAAGAAGGCGATGATGGAGAAGCGGGAGCGGGCTTCGCAGTAGGAGGCCCCAGCACGCGGCGCATCCCCGCCGCGATGGCTGGCTTGCCGGCGGCAACCAACCTTGCCGCCGGCAGCAGCCCCATCGCCACCAGCGCGACCACGACGGCGTCGACGAGGTCGAACGATGGGTCGCCGGGAGGGACGGCTTCGCCGCCACCACCGACCGGCGACGGGGCCGGCGCGACGGACGCAGCCCACTCTCGCAGCGACTCGCAGGACGCGAGGCACGCCAACACCAGCAGAAGAAGGAATCGGTTCATCGTGCTCGGTGGTCGTGAATCGTGGTCACGATCTCTTGAAGGGCTTGCATCTGCGACTTCGCCGTTTCGGCGAACAACTTCGTCGACGACTCAACGGACTCGGCGAACGTCGTCGTCATCCGCTGAACGTGCTCGTGCTGCTCCTTGCGCGCTTCGCCCATGTGCCGCAGGAACACGACGACCACGACGATCACGATGCCGGCCGCTCCACTGCTCGCGACGTCTTTCCAGCTGACGTCGGCCCCAGAAACCTGGGCGAGGCCGCCGGCTCCTACGAGTCCGAGCGCAACAGTCGCGGCGAGAAGCTGACCAGCGGTCATGGAACCTGTGTACCAACTGTCCATAGGTCACGGGCACTAGCGGTTGGTGATGCCGGCACGAGCCTGACCGCTGATCAGGCCGCGCGCCCAGTCGAGAGCCGTCTCTGGCTCGACGCTTCCAGCAGAGACGCGCGCCGCGAAGCCGAGCGGGCGGCCAGCCGCTTCAAACGGGAGGCCGCCGCTGATCATCGTCAGCAAGGTCATGAAGTCGCGCGGCATGGTCGGGGAAACTTTGCCGCCTCCGAGCGTGACGGCGAGGACGTCGTCCAGGCTGCCGATCGCGCGCATCAGGCTCTCGATCGCCGGGCCGGCGGACATGCGGTCGTTGTATTTCACGTCGTCCCAACCGTTGACCGTCGCCGACGCCAGCTGCTGGCCAAACGGGATCGCGCCTGCGGCGAAGCGCACTTGGCTGCCGACCACCATGTCGAACCACGCAGTGACCATGCGCCCGTCGTCGTCCTCCTCCTCGAATCCCCTGCCGAGCAAGCGCACCAGCGCTTCGCCGACGACCGCCGGAAGGGCGAGGCCAACGAGGTACGCCCAGAGCAGGTGCGGGACCGCCCTCGGCACGTTCCAGTTCACGCTGCGCAGCGCGGCCTCCCAGGCCGTGGCGTTGGCCTGCGCGACGCTGTTGAAGTAGCTCATGAACTGCGTGAGCAACCGCTCGAAAGGCGTGCCAGCTTCGCCGGCAGACACGTCGATCGCACGCAGGACCAGCTGCGAGGTGCGGACTACGGAGTCGGCATACGAGACCGCATGGGCGCGGACCTCGTCCTCCGTCCACGAAGCGTCTGCGGTTGCCAGCTGCTCGTCGAACGCGGCGTTCCACACGATCGTGTCGACCATGTTCTGCGTGAACCCCTGCAAGAACAAGCCGTGCTGCCCGAACCACTGGCGCGCGCGCCCATACGCAGTCGGCTGCTCGACGTAGGTCCGCATCTCGTTGATGAGGGTCGACATCTGGTTGCCCAGGTGCTGCCGCATGAACTCGCTCCGCTGGCAGTTCTGCGCCATGGTGCCCCAGCCGCCAGAGACGAAGCTCCAGATAGCGTGCGCCCAGTGCCGCATCGGGATCCGAAGCAGCGCGATCGGCAGGCCGGAGATGTTCTGCAATGCGTTCGGCACGTTCAGGAACATCTTGCCCAACGTCGTGTTGCGGCGCAGACCGCTAAACAACCAGTTGAACGCTTTGCTGTTGTGCGGCTGCGAGGTCGTGTTGTTGAGCGCACGCGAAAGGAACGGACGCAGCACCTCCTGGTACAGCGTCGGGTCCATCAGGTGCATCTCCTGCATGACCGTGTAGTCCGTCAGCAGTCGATTGACGTCGTTGACGACAGGCGCTACCTCGGTGTAGCGCACCACCTGATCGATGTGCGACTCGATCATGCGCAGGTCGAACGACAACGGCTCGTGGACCGACTCGTTGCGCTCGCGCGTGAAACCGTCATCGGCCATGGGAAGCTGCTGCCGCATGTCGGCCTGCAACTCGGCGATCGACTCGACTCGCGCACCGATCGGCGACTTCGTGCTGTCGATCTTGGCCGGGACGTAACCACCCGAGAACGTGCCGTAACGGTTGACGATCGGCGTGCGGCCAACCGTCCGCATGATCGATCCCGTGATGCGCTTGTGCGCCCCCTGGATGCTCGGCAGCAGGCTCTCGTTCAGATCCCAGACAGCCTGCAAGAACTTCCAGTGCGTTGCCTGCAAGCGGCCACTCTCGTTGAGCGCCTCGACGAAGGCGTCCCATTCCTGGCTGTTCAGCACCATCTCATTCGTCGCAGCGTCTCGCTCCAGGAAGCCGAACGCCTTGCCGTAGCCAGTGCCGCCGAGCAGCAGCTTGCGCTTGTTGCTCTGGTTGCCGATGTGCAGGAGCGCACCCAGCAGTTCGCGCATGTCGGCGAAGGTGTAGATCAGCCGGCCGTCGCGCGACCGGAACTCGATCCGACGCTGCGCCGCCGGCACGTCGGCGTCGAGCGGAGCAGACCTGAGAATCGTCGCATACGTCGACAGCACAGACTGCCGGCGTGCTTCGTACCGGACGAAGGCGTCGTTGATCGGCGTCCAGATCAGCTTCGTCCAGATGCCAGGGGTGCCGCCGTCGAATCGCAGCATGGTGTGCTCGACTCGCTTCCACTTCGCCACGAAGCTGCCGAACCAGGAGAGCTTCTCCTCCGTGTCGGTGCGCTTGCGGTCGCGGCCAGGGACCGGGCCACGAATCCCTCGGTCGGAGATTGCCTGCAACAGCAGGTCGCGCGCGTCGCGGAACGACTGCCGACGCTGGTCGAACACCACCTCGCCGCGCTCGACGGCCGCGTCATGCAGCGCCTCGATGACGTCGCGGAGCGTCCTCCACTGCTCGACGGTCATGCGACGCCATGGCGGCTGGTCGTTGCCGCGCCCGGTGATCGTCTGGCGCGGCAGGCTCGCGATCAGCTGCCGCAGTCCGGTGACCGTCGGCTCGATCTGCGCCCACAGAGCAGCATCCAGCTGCTGCACCGTCGACCATATCTGCTCCGCACGCTCTGGCGTGAACGATGCCGGCGCGTAGCCAGCCTCAGTCAGCAACGCCTGCGCAGCGTGGACGTACAGCATCTCCAGCTTCCGAGCGCGCGTCTGCCCGATGTTGAACAGGCGAGACACGAACGTGCGGAACTGCTCGGCCTCGCGCCTGATCGTCAGCGCTTCCGCCGTCATCTGCTGGTAGAGCAGCTGCCTCAGCTTGGCCTGCGATGCGGCACGGTATCGGACGTCGCGACCGCCCTGCGGCATGCTCGTGATGTCCTTGCGCAGCGCCTGCTGCGCTTCGGTCGCCGACCGCCGCTCCTGAGCCAAGAAGTCGCGCGGGTTGATCTCGCCGATGACGCGCGTGCTCAGGTTCTTGCGAGCCTGACCGGCTGCGGCCTGGGCCAGCATCAACTGCGGGACGGTGCTCTCCGCAGCGCCGGCAAAGCGGCTCCTCTGCGCCTGGAGCGCTCCGATCTGCAAGTCGAGCCACTGCAATCGTTGCAGGTCAACTCTGTCGAGTGGGGTCTGCTCGTCGAGCAGCATGCTGCGCTCCTCTCGCGCCGCCTCCAGCTGCGGCTCGATCGACGCCACAGCGTCGCGAGCCTGCTGCATCTTCCGACGATGACCTGGGAGTGCCGCGATGGCGACCGTCGTCAGGTTGGTGTTCAGCCACATCGCCTCGGCAGCTACGAGCCGCGCGCGAAGCTCGCCATGCACAGCCTCCAGAACGGCTTGGTCGCGCGCCTTCGGGTCGACGAGGTTGCCGAACTCCTGCTGCATGCGCTCGTCGAGACGGGCATCGATCGCCTGCTGTGGAGTCGGGGCAGCTGCCAGGGTCGACATCATGCCGGCGACGTCGGCCCGCATCGTGCCATCTGGGTCGTTGCTCACGAAGCCAAACGCTGTCGCCACCTGCTCGGGGTCTGCGCCGCCCCTGCGCATGTACTTGTCGAGATTGACCGTGACCGAGATCAAGTTCCCGGACGGATCACGCTCGATGCGCGAGAACGCCGCCAGATCCGGCATGCGCGCAATCGCGTCTCGATCCAACTTATGCCCGTGCGCGGCCTTGCTGTCGTCGCGCGCGGTCTGACCATCCTGCCCCACCAGGATGCCGGTCTTGAAGTAACTGATCAGCCGGTACACCGGCTGCTCCATGACCTCTGCCGTGACTTCGGCCCGCAGGCGCTCCCTCTGCGCTCGCGCGGCGCGTTCGCGGTCGGCAGAAGCCCTCGCAATCGCAGGCTGCGACAGCTGCAACTGACGCACGCTCTGCTGCGTCAGCTGCGACACCGACTCCAGCCGCTGCGCCTCCATCAGTTCCTGCAACTCCTGCCACTGGTCGTCGCTTCCAGGGAACTGCTCGCGCGTCTGGAACAGAGGCTCCAGAGCGTTGGCCGTGATGGCGGAATCGACCGACTGCTCGGCCGCAAGCATGCGCCCCATGACGGCACGCACCTCGTCGGTCAGCATCGGCAGGTCGTGGCCCGTGGCGGCCCGGTACGCGACGTTGATGTTCTCAATCACCTCTCGGTAGTACCTGCGGATCCATCGGGACAGGCGATCGAACAAGCCGCGCAATCCTGGCGTCGGAGCGACGCCCTCGAACAGGTACTTCTCGTAGCTGTACGCGAACGCCTCCCAGTGCCGCTCCTGCTCCTGCATGGTCATGGCGTTCCACGTCGCGAGGTCCGCAACGCCGAACCAGCCAAGCAGAACCTGCACGTCGCGAAGGTGCCTCGGGTTCGGCCAAGGACGCGACGCCGAGCGGAACAGGTAGCGCATCATGTTGTGCGCCTGCTCGTGGACGTGCGCCTTCAGGTTGCCAGTGTGCAGCAGGCGGGCGCGGCGCGTGTTGATGTCGATGTTGGCTTCTTCTTGGGATCCCTCGCTGTACAGGATGCTGGTGTTCGTCTGATCGTCTCGCTCGTCGAGAGGGATTACCGAGCCGTCTTCGGTGAACGTAACGGCATCGGCGAGCTTGATTTGCTCAGGACGGAATACGATGTACGAGTCGCGTGCCTCAGGAATGCGGCGAAGGAACTCTTCGTCGGTGGACACTTGATGAACTCGACTCCACTGCGCGTTGTCACTGTACGCTTGCGCTGCGACCTGTGCGCTCAAGGATCGTCTCTGTTTCGATCCAGGATCGCCAATCGCTATCTCGCGCCGATTCAGGTACACGACGCTGTCGTAGCCGTGCATCTGTATCAGTAGCTGAAGCCCAATCTCTTCAAGCTCCGCTTGCCCGACGTCGCTTGGCTTAATCGTTGGAGACGTCAGCCACGACCTTGCAACACGTTCGTAGTCGGGGTCGACAGGCTTTTCTCCAATCGAATACCTGAATGCGTCGTGAGCTTTGTAGGTCTTCCCGATGGTGCCTGTAAGTAGCAATGACTTAACAATCTGCTCAAGTTGATCGAGTGCTGCGTAAGCCGCAGTCTGGTCTCCTCCAAACCAACCCATGTTGGTGAGTTGTGGGATAACTCGACCACTAGTCCAGATTCCAACATCTTGAAGACGTAGCGGGTTCCTGATCTTCAGGTAGACGCTGAACAACTTCTTCTTGTCAAGCTCCCCACTGTTGCTTGAGGCAAACTTGCCTGCGACCGCAGGCTCGACGCTGAAGTGGGCACCAAGGTTGCCCGTCTCGTAGACCGTCTTGAAGACGGTGAACGGCTTCGCCGCCGCGTGAGCCGTCACCGGAACATCGACAGAGGTTCCGTGGAACGCGCGTACAAACCCAGACGCAGCAGCAGACTGGTCGCGCAGCTGCTGCACCGGAGCACGCTGCTCTGGCGTCGAGTTGGCGAACTTCTCCGGCGTGCCGATGTCGGCGGCGCGCACGGCGTCCATGTACTGCTCGCGCAACACGCCGACGCCCTTCGACGACAGACGCTTGCCGGCAGTCGGCTTGTTGGCCTCCTGTAGCTCAAGCGGCTTCGGCCACTCGACCATCGGGCCTTGGTCACGCTTGTACTTGCCCCTCCAGTTCGGATTGAAGGCGTACCAGAGGACGTCGGGTCGGCCGTCCTGCCACTCCTTGAACTTCTCGTAGTCCCAGTCCTCTGGCTTCTGCTTGTCGTCCCACGGCATGCGCGCAACCGGGTACAGCCCGTGCGCGGCGTAGATGGACGGCAGCGCAGTGTCGAATGAATCGGCCTTCCACCCGCCCTGGTCGATGGCGAGTTGCAGCATGTAGGTCATGTCCCCACGCTTGCTGGGGCTGCCGAAGCACGACACGATGTCGCCGTCCTTCTTCAACGCAAAACCGGCCTCGCCGTCGTCGGTGAGGAACAGCCGCATGAGCAGGTAGTCCTCGGCAGGGTAGGCGTGGACTGCGGCCCCGTACTGCGTGTTGGCCTTCTTGCTTGCCAGCACCGCTTGCCGGAACGCTTCTGCGCTTCCCTTCTCGCCCTTCCTCAACTCCACGATGCGGCGCGGGCGCATGCCGGCGTCGCGCATGATCTGCATGAACGCCGGAGGGATGATCCACTCGGTGCCCTTGAGTTCGACGCCGAGAAGCTCGCCTAGCCGTACAGGCGCAGCATCTCGCGCGCTGCTGTTTCGCTTACTCCATTCACCCGCATCACCTCCTGCACCAGACTCTCTCCACTGTCGGACGATGGTGCCGGTGTTGTACTTGGCACGCTCGTTGACCTCGCCGAGGACGGTGTCGCTGGCTTGTTCCCGCCAACGATCAAGACGCCGTCGCCGATCACTGCCGATGCCTCGACCTGCTCCCACTTCAAGGGCTTCTTTTCGATCATGTGAGAACCACGCACTGAAGAACTGCTGGCTTTCGACGAGAGGGTCGCCACCGATGGCGGCCCCCAGCGTCTCCAGCGAAGCATCGGATGGTAGCACAGCCAGCATGAAGCTGTTGTGCGTGAACGTGTCATGGAACCCGGCCTGCGCCAGCTTGGCCTGCAACCCACGAATCTGGTCGGGCGTTGCGCCGGCCGCGATGCGGAGCGCCGCAGTCGTCGTCGCGGTGGCGTCCACGAACTTGGACGCCGACACTGCGGTGACGTTGTCCAGCCCGAACACGTTCCCGATGGCGCGGGCGATCTGGCGCGTGTTGGCCGTGTTCGGGATCGTCACCGTGATCGCCAGCGACGCCTCGCCGTTCTGCATGGCGACGGTCGTTCCGACAGTGCCAGCCGTCTCAAACTCGGCCAGCACCTTGGGCAGGAAGTCGCCGATGACCTTCGACGAGACCTGCATCTTCTGCTCGTCGGTCAGCTTGGCGTAGCGACCAGCCAGAGCCGCGTCGGACGTCGCCGGCTGCACCGGCAGCATCAGGGTCACGTTCGGATCCGGCTTGGCATCGGCGCGCTCGTTCACCACGGCGTCCATGGCCGCGCGCGACTCGCCTGCGTAGCTCGACGCTGGCTCGATCTCCGTCGAGACGTCGACCCACTCAGGGCGCGTGATGCCTTCCGCCAGCTTCCAGATCGCCTCGCGGGTTTCCTCCAGCGTGGCCTCGCCGGCACGGTACTTCGCCCACAGGTCGTTCACCGGCTTCTTCATGCCGGACTTCTTCGCAGCCTCAAACAGCCCGCGAATGGCTTCCCAGGTGATCGACTGCTCTTCACGGACCTGGACGCCGGTCTGCGCAGCCGCTCGACGGTACGCATCCAGGAAGATCGCGTAGCCACCGTGCAGGCCAAGCCGCGCGTCCTTCACCTTGCCGCCAAGCCCGTAGGCGACGGCGTCGTCGCTGGCCGACAGCGGCATCATCAGTGCCGCAGCGATGGCGTGCGTGTCGATCGTCGCCGCAGGCAAGAACCATGGCGAGTAGATGTTGTTGTAGAAGTTGCGGACCTTGTGCGCGCCTCCAACCTGGACGTGGATGTTCTCGAAACGCCCGTCCTCGAAGATCGAGATCGCCTTCAGGATCGTGTTGTAGCTGCCCCATCGCAGCTTCGCTTCCTTCCTTGCGTCCGGCTTGCCGGTCATGCTCGGGCCAGCCATGCCGCCTTCCGGCGTGATGATCGCGAAGCTGCGCGAGTTGTGCGCCTCGTCGAACAGGCGCACCCAGTAGCCAGCCATGCGGAGATCGCCAGCGTCGAGAAGATCCTTGAGCGTGCCGCTGCGAGCCAGCTGCATCGATGGGCCAGCGTTGAAGGCGTACAACTCCGCACGCTTGGCCTCGGCCGCAGGGATCTGCTTCTCCAGCTTCGCCTTGGCCGACTCGTACTCCTCCATCAGCTTGGGGTACTCCTCCTTGCGCTCGGCGAACTCCTCAGCGGTCTCCGACTTGATGCGGCGCGGACGCACCGGCCGCTCGGGCTTGGTGATCTTGTGCGCAGCGATCTCTTGCAGCAACGCCTCAGTGCCTTCCTTGTCCTGCGTCTCGCGAGCCTCGCCGAGTGCATCCTCAAGCTCTTCCAGGCGCTCTTCGTAGACCGCAAGCTCCTCTTCGTACTGCTGCATCAGCTTGTCGCGCCTGCGAGCGAAGCGTTCGCGACGACGATCCCACTGCTCGTCGGTCTCTCCAACGACCGGCTTGGACGGGCGCGTCGGCTTCTCAAGCGAAGCCAGCTTCAGCTTCAAGGTGGCGACGTTGGCATCCTTCGACGCCATGAGCCTCTGCCACAAAGCCTCCATCCCTGGAGTCCACGTCGCGTCGCGCTTGGAGAACAGGATGTCGGCGATCCTGTCCCCCATGCTGACGTTCTCGAACCAGTTCTTCTGCGGAGACAGCACAGCCAGGATGCCGGCTGCCTGCATGGGCGAGATGTTGTACCGCTTCGCCATCCAGTCGGCGATGCGACGCGCGCCGACATACCACAGCTTGGCGCGCGCACGCCACTCTGGATTCATGCGCTCGTGCAACCAGACAAGGTTGTCGCGCGCAAAGTCGATGAATCCTTCGATCTGCTGCTCGGGCGTCTGAGTCTCGTCCCAGCGGTAGGCGACGCCGAGATCGCTGTCCTTCAGCACGTCGAGGTTGCTGCTGACCAAGTCGGGGTTGGTCTTCATCACCGACCAGTCGACGAGCAGCTTCTCGTCCAGTGCCTGCATCTCAGCGCCCTTTGCCGTCGGCACGCGCGTCGATGCTTCCATCGGTGCCGACGTCCCCTCTGGAGTGGGGAGAGGCGTCGGTTCCTGCCTCGGCGACGGCATGCCCATGCTCGCCAGACGACCCGGCTTCCAGCCGGCGACCTGCTTGGCAGACTTGAGCAGCTTGAGCAACTCGGCGGCCCGCTTCTTCTGGTTGCCTGCGCCTTCCTGCTTGGCGATCGTGGCCGCCAGACGCTCGTCGGTGATGCTGCCGGCGGCCCACTTCGCCGCGTCAGGACCGAATCGATCGGCCAGCACGCCGATCTGGCGCAGGGCGGCGGCCTGCTGCCGGCGAGACAACATGCCGCCGAAGCCCGCCGGCTGCTCCGCGCCGTACACGAACGACTCCAGCTGCTGGCGCTCGGCGTCGGCGATCGTCGCGGCTGGGTCGGTGAGCAGATCGAGCGCCTCGGTGCGGCGGCGCTCCAGGTCGGGGTCCACGGCAGCAGGGGCTGCCTCTGCCGCAGCAGGCTCCTGCGTCGTGGCGACAGCGCTCTCTGGCCGGTTCTCCCAGATGATCCCCTCGGTCGCGGCAGCCTCGGACAGCGACTTGCCCTCGTCGATGGCGACGCCCTGAAGGAACAGCACCTCGACCTCTGCGGCGTCTGCGGCGTCCTGGCGGCCCTGCTCGGTGTCGGGGAACTTCCCGCTGGCGACGTACTTCTCGGCCAGCTGCGCGACGGCTTGGTCGCGCGCGGTGTCGTTCTGGTCCTGGGTCAGCTGCGACGCCGGGATGCTCATCACGGTGGCGTCTGCGGGGGTCATGACCGTCGCGATGCCGCCGACCTGCTCTCCAGCCGGCGGCGTCTGCTGCGGCAGCGCGGCTTCTGTCTCCAGGAACTCTTGCAGCGCCTTCTCGCTCTGCTGCCGCTCGGCCTTGGTCATGCCGTCGGCGAAGAACTTCAGCAAGCCCTGCGTCTCCAACCCCAGGCCGATCCGCTTGCCGGCGAAGTGCTCGACGAAGTCGGCGACCGAGATCTTGACGTCGACCGTGTCGTCGACGGCTTCGTCGACTTGCCGCGCCACATCGGGCAGCAACTCGCGCAGCGTCCGAGTCGCACGACCATCGCCGACGGCTCCTTCCTCGCGAGCCACGCGCGACGGCGACGCGCCTGTCTGCGCAGCGACGTCGGCACGCTCGAAAGCATCGGCCTGCTCCAGGGCGTCGCGCATGTCGCGGACGTTGACGTACACGTTCTCGATGCCGTCACGCTTCAGGATCTTGCCAAGGCTCTCGGCGGCGGCGGCGGGCGCGTTCGCCATCACCTCTGTGCTGCGCATCTCGTTGAGGGCCGTCGTCCACTTCTTGGTCTGGTGCTCCGAAGCTCGGGCAAATGCCCTGTCGCGACGCAGCCGCCACGAGGCACCAGCGATCGACAGCGGGGCGATGCCGACGGCTGCCGCACCCATCTCGGCCCATGCCTCCGACCACATCTGCTCGCCCATCGCCGACCAGTCGAGCCGGTTGCCGTAGGCTGGGTCGGAGTTGGCGCGCGCGACGTGATCGCCGGCAACCATGACCGCCTTCTGCAAGCCCTCGGTCAGGGTCTCCATGCCCCACGACGTCAGCATGTTCTTGCGCCACGCTGCCCATGCCTGCTTCTCGGTGACGTTCTCAAACGTCTTGGCCGCACCTCGCAGAGCACCGCGAACAAGCTGGCCGCGCCACGGCTGCGACACCGCCTTGAAGCCGACGGCGTCGATAGCGCCAGCAGCGACCGAGGCAATCGCCAGGGCCGGCGCTGCGCTGCTCAGGTCGATGGGTTCCTGCCCGGCGCTTACGCGATCTGCGTTCTCCAGGGACAACTCTGCCATCGCGGAACCGAACTCAAAGCTCGACGCGAACGCGCCGCCGGCAAGCGGGGCCGTGATGAACGCAAGGGGGCCAGATACCGCAGCAGTGCCAAGGGACACAGCAGCCGTTTCTGCCACGAACATCGACGTCTGGATCACCGTCTGCCCAGCCCACGAGAACCAGCCGTCGTTCTCGTCCGACAGCAGGTTCTGCATGCGGCTCAGGTACTTCAGCCGCTCGATGGTCGCCGGGTCGCCACCGTTGGCGAACGCTTCCATGCCCAGCGTGCTCGTCTCCATCTGCGCCAGCTGGCCCTGCACCTGCCGGCCAAACCAGCCGAGACCGCTGATCTCCGCGCGCGCCAGATTGTCGCCTTCCTGGCCGAGGATCTTCGACCACTGCGGGTCGGTCATCAGGCTGTACGCCAACGGAGCCGTCTGGCGGATCTCCTCCAGCCTCTTCCGCTGGTAGTTCGCCATGTCGGCCATGACCTCGGGGCTGCGGTCCGCAACCATCGGATCGATGCCGCGATCCTTCGCGAACTGCTGCGCCTGCTGGTACAGGGCCACGTCCTGCTTCAGGCTCTGCTGCCACAGCGTGAACACGTCGGCCTCCTGCTGCGGAGGCTCGTTGTGCGGCGCGAGAACCATGCGCGGCGCGACGTCTTGCAGCGGAGGCGGCGCAGAGGCTCGCATCTGCTCGGCCTGCTGCGACAAGCCCTGCTGCGCCACTTCTCGCTGCGGATCCTGGAACGGAGTCAGGTCGGTCATGGTCTTGTCAGAACCCTAGCGGAATGCGGCTGATCGCTTGCTGTTGAGTTGCAGAAAGAGCACCAGCTGCTCGCTGCTCTTCCGCCGTGCGGCTCTGGATCGCCCTCTGGCGAATCTCGATCGCGCTTTGCAGGGTCGGATCCGTGCGAACGAACGCTTCCAGACCGCCAGGGAACATGGCGAAGCCGTGCTGCTTCTCCCAAGCATCCCGCTTGTCCTTAGACGTCAGCAGTTCGCGCGCCAGCTTGTGCTTGTCCACGAGGTACTGGACAAGCCCGTGCTCCTGATTCCCGTCTCCGATCGCCGCGTAGACGTAGGTCGGCTGGATCGTCGTGCCGATTCGCAGCGCGTCGTTGCTCTCGTTAAACGACGTGATGAGGCCGTGCAGCGTCGTGGGCTTGTTACCAATCGTTCCTTCCACGACCGGCATCGGATCGATCGACCCCGGCTTTCGGAGCGCGCCCAGAGAGCGGACTGGCACCAGCGCAGGCTCGCCGTCCTGCATGATCGGCACCATCGCGTTCTGCAAGCGCTCCTTGGACGGAAGGCCGCGCTCCAGTGCTTGCACGGTGTCCAGGCTGGCGGGGACAGGAATGCGAGATCCGCCACCCGTGTACTCGACAATGCTGCTCCGGTGTGCGTTCAGGATCGCCTGCATCTCGACGATGCTCTTGGCACCCAACGCTTGCTCCTTCAGTTCGCCTTCTTCCACCTCTCGGATGTGGGATACCCTGTCCTTCTCTTGCGTGTCCGTACCAGCGGCACGAACCGCACTCGCGAACAAGGCGTTCAAGTGCGCCTTGATCAGGGTATCCTTCTCGCGCGTCGCGACCGCATCGTCTTCGCGCTGCCGGCGCATCTCAGCCTGCTGCCTGAGAAACTGCTGCTCCTTCTCGACCTGCGCTCGCTCGTTCACGGTCCCGTGCAGCGTGGCGAGCTTGGACAGCGAATCGTTGCTGAGTTCAAACCGCAGCGCGTTCTCGATTGCGCTCCAGTCCTGACCAACCAGAGACGACGGATCCGACCGCAGGCCGCGCATGGTCTGCACGCCGAACGAGGTGTCGCTGAACAGGACACCGTTGTTGACCATGTTGCGCAGCTGCTCGGCCTGACCAGTTGCCTCGGCACGCCTGCGAAGCTCGGGAGGGACGTCCTCCCAGATCATGGCGTCGGGAGACGTTCCGACGGCTCCTGCAATCGCAGAGCCAGAGCCTTGCATCTTGGTCCACCAGTCCACGACAGCCTGCCGCGTCTCGCGAATCTCTCGCTGCTCGCGCCGTGCCTCGACCACCTCGTACTTGTTGATGCGCTGCTCCAGTCGGTCGTACACCTCCTGCTTCACATCGCCGGCAACCAGCATTGAGTCGAGTCGCTCGGACATCGCGGCCGGCGACAAGCCCTCTGCGCGCCACGCACGGAACTGCTCAAACTCCTCCGTGCCGACCTGCCGGTCCTTGATGTCGGCCTCGTACTTCTGCGCAGCAGCCGGCAGGATCTCGCCGTTCTTCATGGCCGCGTCGAGGTACGCCTTCGCCTTGGCGGGCTGATCCTTGAACGCATCGAGCACCTGCTCGTGCATCTGCCCCATGATCCTCGTGCGGTACTGCTGGTAGGGGCTGTCCTTGGCGTCGCTGTACGGCAGCTGCAACAGCCCGGCCTGATCGCGAACCGCTCGGTCCAGGCCGCCCTTCGCAAGGCCGTATGGGTTGTCGGGGCCTTCTGGGGCGAAGTAGGCGTCGCGTGCCAGCAGCGCCTCGTTGGCGAACTGCTGCATGCGCGCCGTGTTCTGCGCTCCGTCCCAGACCTTGATCTGGTCGTAGTAGTGCGACTGGATCGCCTGCTGGTAGCTGCGCATGCGGCGATCCGCAGCCATGCGGAACATCGACCGCTGCGTGTCGTTCTGGAGCAGCTTCTCGGCTTCTTGCCGGCGCTTCGCCAGACCATCGGCCAGCGGCTTGTACCCATCGACGGCCGACTTGCCGGCAAGCGATCGGAACTTCGTCAACTCCTCGACGGCGAAGTCCGCAAGCAGGCTCTCGGCCTCCTTCGTGCGGGCGTTGTCGATCTGGTTCTCGATGCGACTCAGCCCATCGCCGAGGGCTGCCACGCCCGCGCCCATCTGGGCGACCATCTGGCCGGTCGGGTCTTGGAACGGAACAACGCGACCAGCCTGAGCTACGGGCTGGCCCTGCGGCTGAATGCCGACGGTCGGCGTGTAGATGTCGGGAATGCGCGGCATGGGTTACTCCGAAAGACCCTGCGAGGAGGCCCAGGCCGCCCAGCGGCGGTCGGCAGCCCTCTGGCTCAGGTACTGTCCGGCACCCGTCAGGAGCGACGGCATGGCCCCGGCCACGGGGTTCAGGGCGCGTGCCTGCATGCGCAGGCTGCCGGCGCTGGTCTCTGCCAGCAGTCCCTCGTTCGCCGCGTTCACGCCCTGCATGCGAGCGGCGTTCGCGGCACGGACGGCATTGGCGTCGATCGTGAAGCGGTCGATCTCCTTCATCAGTTCGATGCTCGCCATGGTCTCGGCACCGCTTCCGACGTCGGCGCGAATGCCGCGAGCGCCCATCGTGGCGCGAGCCGCCTCCCGCACTTGGCCGGCGCGCATCGTCGCCTCCATCGCCTGCTGCCTGCCGGCGGCGATGATGTCCGCCGCCTGCCTCTCAGCCGCGCGCGCGTTGATCTGGCTCATCTTGCCCTGGAACTCCAGGGACATGGCTTGCTGCTTCAGCTGCGTCTGCTGGCTCTTCAGAGCGTAGAACTGTCCGATGACCTGCTGCGTCGTGCCAAGGACGGCAAGGGCAGCGCCCCACGTCATCCCGCTGTCAGGTGGGGCTTCCTTCTTCGGTTGCGGCGTTACAGCCGAGTCGTTGGGAAACGTGTAACCCTCGCGCCAAGGGCCGGGCTTGCTGCCCTCCAGCATCACTCCTGGCATCTCCAGGCCGGCGGGGTCTTGCAGCGCCACAGGGGCTTCCATCGGAGACTGCTCGGCGACGACCTCTGGAGCGGCCACAGGAGGCTCAGAGCCAGCCGGAAGGACACCAGCGTCCTGCACGCTAACCATCTCGACCAGCGCAGGATCTTGCGCCTTCAGCATGCCGGCGGCGTCTACCTGCTTCATGTCGGAGAACGGGCGCGGCGGCGGCTCGTAGGCGTACCGCTTGGCGGCCTCGACGCGCAGCGCGCCCTGCCGGCGAGCGCGCTCCACGCTCGCGTCTGCCAAGTCCTGCCGGAACATCTGCAACTGCCGATCGGCTGGCCCCACCTTGGCTGCCGGCGGCAGCCCGTAACCGCTGCGCATCACCTCGGGGGCAACGTAGTCGCGAACGTGACGAAGAGCCTGCCGCTCTGCCGTCAACGGGTCGATGCCTCGGCCGATCAGCTGCTGCTTCATCAGCCCGGCCTCCCGGCGAAGCCGCAACTCGATCATCGCTTGCGTGAGTGGGTCCATCAGCCTCCGATCGCGACCTCGTAGGTCATGCCAAGGATCGTCATGGGGTATGGCGTCCTGTGGCGGATCGTCACTTGACCACTATTCCGCCAGGATCCCAGAAGCGTCACGTCGATCTCCTGCATGTCTGTGCTCTGCGCAGATGCCGGCGGATTGCCAGGGACCAGCAGAGAGCCGGTCGGCCCGATCGACACCTTGCTCGCGGACGACACCTTGAGCCATGCCTTGTTGATGTTCTTGGCCCGGCCCTGGCCCATGCCGTCGATCTGCATCGCAGCGGGGACAGTCACGATCTCGCTCGTGTACTTGATGCCGACGACTGCCGTGGCCGCGATCGGCCGCACGGTGCCGTCCAGAGAGATCTGCCCGTTCTCGACGGTCAGGTTCTCCAGCAGGATGCCGTCTGCGACGACGTCGACCGTCAGACCCTCCAGGTGCTCCAGTTGCGTGATCGTGCTGAAGCCGATGTACACGTTGCCGGCCGCCGGCAGCTGCGTGTAGGCAGCGCCCCACGTCCCCACCGGGGACAACGTGAACGAGTTGGCGTTGTTGTAGGTCGCGATGCCGATCAGGATCGGACCAGCCGGCGACCCGACCTGCACGACCACAGTCGTTGGCGAGACGTAGCCGTGGTTGGCGTAGGCAATCACCAGCGACTCCGGCGACCCCTTGGCGTAGGTGCCAAGTTTCTGCTGGAGCAGCGCGCCGTCGCAGTAGATCGATTCGGGTGCGACATCCTGGTTGAGCGGGGCCATGCGCTCGACCGTTCGGATGGTCGACGCGCCAACCGTCCTGCGCACAACGGCCCACAGCCGGTCCTGCTGCCCGTCTGGGATCACCGCCACCGACTCAACCACACCGCCGACGTCGTGCTGGTGCCAACCTCCGACCTGCTCCTCGGGAACGTAGGTCAGGCCGAGCAGCTTGCCGCTCGTGCTCACGAACCAGAGCACGGGGACAGGCGACTTCTGATAGGCGGCGTCGACGATGCTGTAGTCGTCGAACAGGTGCGGCGCGCGCAAGCTCAGGTCGCCCGTCACGAATCCCTGCGACTGGAAGTTGAACCCCAACTCGCGAACGTGCCCACCGCGCGCAGCGCAGAAGATCGCGCTGTTGTTGACGATGATCGGCTGGACGGCGTTCGCGCCGTTGTAGCTCTGCGGGCGCACGCTGATCGTGCTCGGGGTCAGAGCCTCGCTGTTGATCGGGCTGACGCGCCACTCGCTGGCGTTGGTCAGCAGCAGCAACTCGCCAAGCGGGACGATGTGTCGGATCCTGTTGGCCTCGCGGGCGGCGACCTCGACCTCGATCCGGTCGGAGTCGTTGCTCGGGAGCCGGTACGAGAACTCCGTCTCGGTGAACGGCTTCGACAGGTACAGCTTGTTCGGCTCGTCGAGCGCGCCGGCAAAGCACTTGCGCTGGTCGAAGTACGCAACGGCACCGGGGTACAGCCCCGCCGCGTTGAACACCGACTCGACGTATGGCGGCGTCTTGCTGAAGTCGGGTGTGATGTTGTCGTCGACGAAGCTCGTCGTCTCGCTGTTGCCGATGAAGCCGAACAGCCCGCTGACCTCCTTGTAGACGTTGTACCGAGTCGCGCCAGGAACAGCCGACCACGTCAGCGTGTTCTTGCTGCCGATCGCCAGGAGGTTGTTGGTCGCAGTGACAGATGCAGACGCTGGGCCTTCTGCGTCGTCGATCTCTGCCGTCACTCGGTACGTCGCGAGCGCGTCCTGCACGCTGGTCACGAACTGCAACAGCCCGCACCTGCCGAGCGCGTACTCCGTCTCGCGAGGCTCGTAGTGCCCAGATGCCTCCGACGTCGTGGACACGCTGCGGCCGTTCACGAGCACGGCAAATGCTACGAAGATTGGAGCAACCAAGCCGCCAGTAAGTTGACTACCATCGTCCAGGAACAAGCGGAACCGCTTCGTGGTTGCGAAGCTCGGGTCGAGATCCAAGTACGCAATCGCGCCGAGCGGTATTGCGGCAGTTGAGTTGGAGTCGCAGATGCGAACGCCGGTTCCGTTCCTCCACCACGAAGCCGACTCGTACTCCAGGGTATTCAGCTGGAACGGGTAGGTGTTCGTGCCCGTCGTCTTGGTCGCGGTGATTCGCTGGTAAACGTAGCCCTCGTCCTCCAGGCGTTGCAGGTAGGCGACGTCCTCGGACCACAGGCCGCCGAATGCGTTGCCGCCGCTCGATCCGTTCAAGATGGTGTTGGTGTTCACCATCTGGCTCGTCTGCGACGGCTCGGATGCGACCACGAAGAACTTGTCGTGCAGCAGCGGGAAGTGGTCGCAGCGGCAGTACACCAAGTCCCCCTTGCTAAACTTGTGCTGCGACGGGCCGACGACGTTGATCCAGTGCCGGTCCATGCCGCTCACGGGCGCGTCGCTGTTGGCCCAGTCCCATCGCCATGCCATGCCGTAGGTCGGCGTTGCCGTCACTCCTGTGACCTGCGGCGTCGTGTTGAACACGGAAGCCGTCAGAGACCACGCAGTCGAGCCAAAGCGTGAAAGCTCGCGCACCGGGTGATTCGGGTGCGCAAAGGAGACGACGTCGAAGCTCTGCGTGTACGTCAGGTCGAAGATCTCCGACTCCAGGTAGCTGTGCTTCAACTCCAGGGCCGTCGAGAACTGCTGGAACCACAGAGCGTCGAGGCTGGTCGAGGTGATCAACCCCAGGCCGGCGCTGCTGTAGATCGGAACCGTCGCAAGGTAGTTGGCACCGCTGTACGTCACGACGGAGCCGACGTCGTAGAACTTGTCGACGGTGTTCGTCCCCGTGCCGGCGGTCGTGAAGGCGATGCGCGAACCAGTCGGCGACGCCTTGAGGAAGAACCCAGTGCCAGCAGTTGGGATGTCGTAGTCGACGTAGTACAGCGTGTTCGGCGACAGCTGCGGCGGAAGCGCCCCGCCCGTGTTGCGGAAGCACACCACTTCGTTCTGCGCAAACGGAGGAGTGGCCGGCGGCGTCCCTGTCCACGACGCCGACGAGACGCGCAGCTGGCTGCTGACACCGCTGAACGTCACCGTCGTGCCAGGGATGTACGTCGTCGGCGTCGCGTGCTGAAGCAAGCCGCTCGGCAAGTGGAACCGCATCGTGCCGAAGCGCGCGGTCTGGTTCACTCCATCCCACGCGCGAAGCTCGATGACCAAAGCCTGATCGACCGAGAACTGGAACGGGATCAGGCGGCTCTTGGTCGTGCGTGGATCGCCAGCACCTCGGGATGTGTTCGCGCGGAACTCAAACCCAGGACGCTTGACGAGTACGCCCTGCGGTCGCAGCACCCAGTTGTTGATCCTGGCCGCGCCGTTCTGGTACTTGACGTCGTCGATCCTGCCGAACATCTCCGGCGAGATCTCGCCGCCCGAAAAGCCCTTTTGGTAGATGCGCGTGTTCATCGACCGCTGATCCACGGCGCGGTGTGGCTCGTGTCCGTCCGACGCTGATTCGCGTCGCTGGCAGCCGCCTTGCCGATGTAGAACTGCACCATCTGCAAACAGCGCTTGGCCTCGGCAGCGCCGACGTCGCCCTTCAGGATCGGGCCGGCGAGCTTGCTCGCCAACATCCACGACAGCGACGTGATGAACAGCGGCGGGTAGTAGCCCGGCGTGTACACGAACTTGGTGTACCGAAGCTCGGCGTCCTCGACGTCGGTGTACAGCACCATCGAGCCTGCTGCGTTCTGCTCGATCGTGTACTCGTATGGCTCGCGCGTCGTCTGATCGACGTAGCGGTCTTTCATGCCTTCAGGAATGACCTGCAAGGTCTTCAGCACGGACGGCGGGTAGACGTAGCTGTAGCCCCAGCCATCGACTTCGTTCGACGGCGTCGTCGTCAGAGCCACGCGCGCGGTCGCGAACGACCACGCATGCATCTCCAGCAGTTCGTCGACCGCTCGGTTGTAGAACTGGACGCACAGCAGCGACTGCGCAGATCCGTCGGGAGGGGAGATGCTCTGCACAGCCGCCGACTCGCCGATGTGCGCCAGTGCAAGGTTGCAGATGTCCAGTGCGGTGACCACGCAGCGTCCCTCGACGAAGATGTTGTACGGTGCCCAGTGCTGTAGGAAGAACGACTCGTAGTTGCGGGGAGTGACAAGCGTCCCTGCGATGACGACGTCGTTGAACGTGATGTCGTGCGGCGTGTTGAGCCGGTCGCGACCGATGATGCGCGACATCCGAGCAGGGACATGCGTCGTCGTCAGCCCATCAAACAAGAAGGAACTGATCGATCCGGCCTTGTCGGCAGAGATGAGCGTCCCGCCGAGAGACTGCGACAGGAACGGGTAGTACGCATTCTCCAGCGTCAGAAGAGCCTGCGGGATTGGTCCGTCCACAAGGCAGTCCCTGACGACGACGTTGTGCCTTCCCCATCCAGCAGGATCATTGTCCGATCCATCAACCCATGTCTTCAGAATGCTGCTGGTGAGCGAAGCGGGTGCGCTGTACCCAACAAACGGTTGGTAGGCTCCAGCCTGCGCGCCAGTGTACAGATCCCCGCCCCAATCTCCCTCCAGGCCGAAGTGCGTGAACGTACAGCCTTCGACCAGCGTGGACGGCGTGTACGTTGTCGCCGCAGATGACGGCAGGTTGAAGTAGCTAAACACGATGTTGGCGGCTTGCGTGTTGATGACGTAGGTGTCCGTCACCGTCGTCACTCCATCGTTACCTGCCAACACGAGTCCGTCGTCGCCTGCCATGACGAAGCAGCGGTCGATCGTCCTCGTCGGAATGGACGCATTGTTGACGGACAACCCCATGCCGTCGCAGTTGTAGAACCACGGGGTGACAACCTTCACCAACGAGCAGCTGCTGATCCCTTCGCCGAACGTGTAGAACGGGCCGCCGACGATTGTGACGTCCTGCATCGACATGGATGGGAACGACGAGTCGCCACCATCGCCTCCGAAGCGGCCAACAACCATGCTGAACGTCAGCTGCTCCTCAAACGTCAACGGCTGTCCAGGATTGATGTGGACGTTGCCTGCTCCTTGGACCTTGGATGCCCAGTCGGCGTCGCTGCACCACTCGCCACTCAGCACGCCAGGGCCGCGAATCACCACGTCGTTCGACTGCCGCAAGTCCAGCGAGCCGACGACCCACGCTCCACGCTCCAGCCAGATCTCGGTGTACGGGCCGACGCGCCACAGCGTCGACGCGAACTCTCGCGTGGCGACAGTCGGAAGCGCAGTCGTGACCGACCCGGCCGTCGTCGGAAGTGTGTGGATGCCGGCGGGGAACTTCAGGATCGCAGGGCTGCCTACGGTTCCCGAAGGTGCCCCCGACGCCATGGTGCCGGCGTTGAACGTCACGGCACCGACGGGCGTCGTGGCGGCGATCGGGTCGCTCCACACCATGACCGGATACCGCGTGTCGCCGTTCGCGACGATGTACAGCTTCGCCCCTGCGGGGACCGTGAGCGTCAGCTGGTTGCCGGACACGATCGGGCTGACCGACGCCGTCGACGGTCTGATCGTGTAGCTCGTGATCGAAGCGCTGTACTGCAAGCGCACCGTCCTGGACGCCGAGTCACTGCCGAAGCTCGTCCACGACATCTCGGCCTGCTGACCATTCGCCCACTGCGTCGTGGTCATCCCGCTCGCTCGCGTGAACCCGTAGACGTGGTTCGCCTGCAAGACGTTCGCGTCGTCTGAGACGGAGCAGAGCCACCGAGTGCTGCCTCGATCGTTGGCGTACAGGGGGCCGCCGTTCGGCGTTCCAGTGGGACCGAGATCTCGCTGTAGTGGCATGGGATCGCCGAAACGCAGGCAGAGCCTGACCACTCTGCCTGCATGCCCCTCAACTCGTCCTCGTCTGCCTGTCGCGACGCCGGTCAGAGCGTCACGACCGCGATGCTCAGACCGGGTTCGGCAGCGTCGCGATCGCGTCGGCGTGGTAGGTCACGCCGTCCTGCGCGTCGATCACGATCTGCGCCGAAAGGTTGCCGGCGTTGCTGCCCGTGTGCGTGCCCGTCGCGACGTACTTCAGGTAGACGTAGCGCTTGTAGCGAGCGCCGGGGGTCTCCAGGTTGGACGCTCGCGGAGCCGGCAGCGGCAAGATCAGCTGCACGGGGAGGCCAGCAGCGGTGGCCGCGACGAGCGCAATCGCTGAGGTCGAGGCGAGGACGTACTCGCCAGAACCGACCGTGCCGGCGACGCCGCCGCCAGCGCCAGCCGTCGCCGCGACGCTCGCGGTGTCCGCTGTGAACACCTGCACGGAGACGTCGTTGCCGCCCGCGAACGCTCCGGTGCGGGTGATGACGATCTTGAGTGCCGTGCCCTCGGCGAGATCGCGGTCCACTCCGAAGTCGAGTGACGCGGAGATGTAGGTGCCGTTGGAGGTGATCGCCGGGTTGGTGATGGTGAGGAAGTTGTCGACGTACATGTTGGTGCTCCTTGGGATCAGGCCGGGACCAGGGTCTCGGTGTTGTCGATGGCGTCGCAGCAACGGATCGGCACGCCCAGGAACGTCAGCCACGACTGCGGCTGCCCGAACTGCGTGATCGACTGCTGGATGTTGAGCACGCCGTTGCTCCGATCCATCGCCTGAAGGGCGAGGCCGGTGTGCGCGGCGCGGTTCATGTAGAACACGGGGCGACCCATGTTCTGGTTCGGCAGCTTGTACAGCGCCCGCAGCATCAGCTTGATCAGGAGCGTGGTCGCGTTGGCCCCCTGCGAACCGTTCTGACCACCGAGGTCGGCGACCGGCAGGTTGCAGATGCGCACGACGTAGCGCCAGTCCTTGTTGACCAGCCCGCCCTTCCACTGGTAGCGCGTGGAGAGCGCCTGCATGCGGTTGACACCGTCGTAGACGGTCTGCTCGCCGAGATCCTCGTGGACGAGGCCGGCCTTGCTGCCCTTCGGGAACGGGCAGTACAACGTGTTCTCGCCCCAGCAGGCGAGCCACACCGACGTGCCGGCCGAAGTCGTCGCGCGGATGACGTTCTCGCCCACCGTGCCCGACGCCGTGGAGTAGCGAGCCGTGAGGCCCAGGAACTCCTGCGGAGCCGTCTGCGGGTTGCCGTAGAACAGCGTCCGCGCCCAGCGCTGGTTCATCGCCTCCAGGAACGCCACGTCCTCGGACAGCCGGAACTGCGAGGTGTTGCCGTTCAGCATCGCGAGATCCTTGTCGATCTCCGAGCGCGCCTCCAGGATGGCGCACGCCTCGTCGACCTGCGTGGTCGTCGACTTGCTGTTCGGGATGCCCTGGTTCAGGGCGCGGTAGTACACGTCCGGCAGGCCCGTGCGGATGACGACGCGCTCGCCCGTCGGGAGGTTGCCCTCCTTCCAAACGGCGTCTTGCAGGATCTCGTTGCGCTGGCTCAGAAGCTCCGCGATCACCGGCGTGTTGCCGTTCGGATCGGTTCGCTTCGCCCAGTCGAGCAGGGTCAGTCGAAAGCTCATCGGTCAGGTCTCACTTCTTGGTTGGGTACAGAGCGTCCGCGTAGGTGCTGAAATCGCCGGACTGCACGCTCTGGGCAGCCTGACGGGAACCGCCGACGTAGCGGTCCGTGTCGATCGCCTTGCCGGCCTTGAGGAAGAACCGGATCACCTCCGGGTGATTCCCGAGGCCGGACTCGTTGAGCAGGTCGCGCAGTGCCTGCGATCCGAACGCATCGAGTGCCTTCTTGGCGGTCGCCAAGTTCTCCTGGAGCTTCGCGCCGCCGAACTCCTTGTCGGCCTTGCTCGTCTCCATCCACTCGGTGCGCATCTGCTCCAGCTGCTTGCTCTGTCGCTCCTGCATCGCAGGCGCGACCCGATCGAGCAGCTTCTGCGCTGCTTCCGGTGCCAGCTGCAACTCCTTGGCGGCATCCCCGTAGGTCTTCAAGACCTCCGCGTCGAACGAGACGCCCTCGGGCGACTTGAACTCGTACGACGGCTCCACCTTGGCCTGAGCCGTGGTGGTGGTGTTGCTGCCTTGCTGCTGCTGCCCGGCCTGCTGCTGCGACTCCGGTGCCTTGGAGGTCACGAGAGTCGTCGCGGTGGCGGCTCCTTCACTGGGGTTTGCGGACGCCATCTGCGTTGCGGTCATTGTGTTCCTTCACCATGGTGGTGTAGTGCTCAGGGCAGTGCGTGTGGATCAGGGCCAGCATGCGGTTGCCGAAGTTCCGAGTGCCCTCGGCGAATGCCATGTGCATCGCGTTGGGGTTGAACGACAGACGGAACACGCCGCTCTGATCCAGAAGCCGCCACAGGATGCGACGGCCCCGCTTGCTGCTCATCAGCCACCGGATGTCCGCCTCCTCGGATTCAGCTGCCAGCTTCTCGCGAAGGAGCCGCTCGGCTCTCTCGCGATCCTGGGCTGCCGTGTCGTGCGGGTCGTAGTGGCTCACGGTCGGACGGTATGGCCGCCGCCGGCAACTACGGGCACGCGCGGGCAGCTAACCAGCGCGCAAGGTCTCAAGGTCGGCAGCGATCTGCGCCATCTCGGCGTCGATCTGCTCGATGCGGCCGACGTCACCGAGGCGCAGTGCGCATGTGCGCTGCGTGCCAAGGTTGACCAGCGCGGCCTCGTACAACTCGATGCGTTGGGCGGTGTCCATCAGATCACCATTTGGCGCAGGTGGATTGCCGCCGTGTTGTGCACCATGTGGACGTAATAGATCTCCGTCGCGCCGTCCTTGTAGATCACGTCGAACGCTGTGTCGCCGACGATCGCCGCGCCCTGCGGGTACAGCATCGTTGACCACGGGAACATCTCAGACCGGGCGAAGTCGAACGCGAACCAGCGGCCCGTCACCTCCTTCTGGAGGTAAAGGATGCCGTCGATCAGCGCGTACTTGCTGCCCGTCGTGAACGTCTCCGCGTTCGGCGAGT